CTTTCATAGTAGTCAATAACATTTACTGCTCCACTTCTAAATATCTGGGCAAACCAGATAGCTGTTGAATCATTTATCCCCAGATCCCACGCAGTATGCACAGGGTAGGCTGGGTCATACGGCACTCTGGTAATCCTGCCGTTATCTTCTGCATCTGCCAATAGTTTGCCGTAGTATGCGCCAATGATAGCGGCTGTGAAGGAACATTCATACTCTTGCTCGTATTGTTCCATTGTCATTTGCAATCTAGCAGCTTCTAGTTCTTCTTCCTTAACAAGACTGCTTTCAGATGCCTTGACTATCTTCCAGTACCATTGGTCAGACCCATTCTCTGTTTCTGACTTGGCAGTTTCTAATAAATCATAAAAATGATTATGTCCTGCCGGGGTGCCTAGAAATACAGCCGCACCCTCTCTGTCGGATAGGGCTGGTCTAACAACTTCCCCCCATACCCTTGGGTTCTGCATCCCAAACTCGTCAAACACACACAAATCAAGATAGATACCGCGCAAACTGTCAGGGTTCTCAGCAGACAACAGCATCAGTCTACCGCCATTAGGGAAGTCAACCCTTAGTTCTGTCTCATTGAAGCTAACGCCGGGGATAACGCTGGCATAGTATTTTACATAGTCCCAAGCAATACGCTTGGCCTGTGTAAAAGTGGGGGCCACAAAAGCAACTCTAGGCCGTGGCAACTCACAAGTCAGACAATGTTTAATTAAATGATTTACAGCCCAGACCGTCTTACCAAAGCGTCTGTGCATCACAAGCACGTTCCAACGCTTCACACTCTGGTGCATTTCAGCCTGTAACTCTCTAGGCTTATATGGGATGCGTACCTGTTTCACAGTTGTATCAACTTTCCCACAGTATCTTCACCGCACCGTCAGTAACCTCTACACCAGCCCTAGCCTTCTGCTCACCAAACCTCTCAGGTATTACCTTGCTAACCTTCCAGCGAACATGACTAGCATAATCCCTCAACACATGCGGGTCATAATCCTTACGCTTATGAAGAGCATCATCATACAAACCATCCAACTCTTCTAAAGCCTTCTCAGCACTCTGACGCTGGGCCTCTCTTATAACAGCATCATACTCCTCGTCCTGCCGCATAGCCTTATATACAGCACTACGACTGATACCAACCTCTTCACAAGCCTGTACCAAGCTAAAGCCATCGCCTACCAGCCTAGCAATACCGTCTTTCTTAAAGTTCGTGAACCTAGCCATGTCCTCTCCGGCTGTGTGTTGTAACGTACCATTTAACACATATAGAGTGAGGTGCGCGATGTCGGGGCATACGGCAACAATAAGCACCCCCCCTAGCCATATTATTGCAGGCTTGGCAACAATGCAATAGCAATGCCGCGCATGATATGATTGCGCTTTGTCTGGTTATGTTTTG